AGGGCATTGTTGTAATGAGAACCTCCTTGACCTAGTTCTGGTAATGCACTTTCAACTGAAGTTCCAAAAGAATCTGTCCTAGTTAAACCATCACTTTGAAGAGTTGATACATTACCTGTCAATATAGCTGCATATATCTCTTTTACACCATGACCTGGTTTGACACCTCTATCTTTTAAATATCTTACAACTGGCCCTAACATCTGTTCCTCAAAGGTCATGTCTTCTCTATATCCATATTTTTTACGTTCTGGAATACCAAACTGAATTAAACCTTTATAGTTACCACCTTCACCACCTGTTATCCGATGATTAAAAGTACCCATTGTTTCTTGTGATATTACAGATGCTAGATCTTGTGGTCGTACTCCTAGTTCATTAGCTGCTGAAACAATAGCCTGTTGTTTACTACTCCCTGTAATTGTAGGTGCAATCGCTTCACTTATTGGCATAATTAATTCTTGGCCTATTTGTATCAAGTCTTCATTTGTTAAATTATTGGCTTCTTTTATAGCGTTTACTGTTGTGCTAAAAGAATCTGCTAATTGAGTAAGAGTATCTCCTTGTTGAACAGTTACTGTTGTAGGGGAATCATCATCACTAAAAAAACCAGCTTCTAAATTACTATCTGCATCACCTTCAATATCATCTAAATTTTGACTATTAGGTGTAGAGTCATCTTCACTTGTTTGTGTCTTAAAGGGATTTGCTTTTTCTCTAGCCTGTTGAATATATTTAGTTTTAATTTGTTCAACTTTTTCAATAACAGTTAAGGTGTCTGCTTCTCTACCTTCTGGACTTAATATAAAACGATACAGTTCTAATTTAGCTGCGTTATACAGATCATTTACAGCAGCAGAACCTCTATCGTTAAGTTGACCAGAAACTCCAACTATAAAATCACTACCACTAAACTCACCTTTAAGTTGGCTGTTAAGTTCTGCTAATCCTTTATTTACTTCTGTGTAGTCTCCATTTTCTGAACCATTAGCAACAGTTAAAAGTTGACTTAATCGAGTTCTATTCGCTTGAGTTTTAGGTGTTCTTTCATCTAAATACCAAGCTAAAGCAGCATTGGCAGCATCTTTTTTAGAAGCATATCCACCACCGATAATTGTTGATTCCAGTTGTGCAGATCTTTCTCTGGTATTACCATCTAAAGCTACACCAGCAGTACCAATCTTTGAAGCTTCCAATGGATATTTTTTTTGTAGATTAGTTAATAAACTGGCATCACCTGTTTCTGCAAATGTCTTAATAGTGTTTACGATGTCATCATTTTTTTCTCTTTCTTTTTGTAATTGTCTTCGTCTTTCCTGAGTAAAAGCATAATCATTTATTGATTTTTTAAGCTTATTTACTTTGCTTTGATAATCAGGATGAGCAGTGAGATTTAACTTGCCATCAGCACCGTAAGGAAATTGTAAAGCTATATCTAAAATATCTTCAGCACCTTCTATATCACCATCACCAGAAAGACCAACTGATTCTGCCTGGTCAATAAGAACACCAACTATTGTTTTGTTTAGATCACTTCTGTCTTTTGTAACAAGACCTAGATTGTTCATGCTTTGTTCAAAGTTAGTTATTAATTGCAAGTCTGTTTCATCATCACTTACTATTAATCCTTTCACTAAAGGAACAGCTAAGTTCTTAAGTTTTTCAAGGTTATATTCCTGATGTTGTGTTATGTGACTAGAGGTAACTGTACTTGTAGCTTCAGCTAATTTTGGTAAAAAGTATTTGTTGACATAGGTAGGATTTATATCACCTAACTGATCAACAACTCTTGTTCTTTCTCCTTCTAACCATGTCTGAAATTGTGGTGACTGAAGAGAAAAAGCATTTAAAGATCTACCATCTACCTGTGTTGTTGCATAGCTATTTGATAAAGTACTTTTTAAGTTATTACCTAAGATTTCTGCTTTAGTTCTTTGGTAGGCACGATCAGCAAAGATACTGCCACCTATAAGTTGTCTAGCAGCATCCTCACCATCAGATTTTTTAACACTTCTACTTATATCTTTAAAGTTTTTAGCAGCATCTTCAATAGCTAATTCTGTACCTTCAGCTTCTTCTTTTTCTACAGCCTTCTCTATTCTTGAACCTAAAAAACTTTGAATGGCAGGGTTTATTGATTGTAATGCTTCTGCTAACTGTTCTATATCAGTTTTAGGTTGAACACTGGGAGGTCTTACAAAAGTATCTACAGGTCTTGCAGACCCTTGAAAAGCTGTACTTTGATAACTAGATGACATTAGCCTGGTAGTAAAGAAGCGTAAGAGTTAAGACCTGATGTTGCCACATTCAGCAGTACAGATCCTAGTGATGGGATTTGGTTATATGCCTGATTTATATCACTTTGCAGTTGATTACGTCTGTTGTCTCTTTGTGCTTCAAGTCCTTGTATATTTCTGCTGTACTGTCTTGTTGCTGATTCTACTGCCTGGTTGATAGATTCTCTTGCATTTGCTGTTTGTCGTTCTGCATCTGCCAATAATAGATTTACTGTAAGACCTGCCCTTTCACTAGCTCTGATTGCTCCTCTTGCCTGTAAACCCTGTATGGTCTTTGCCAGTTTTTCCTGTGCTGATGATTTTCTAGTTTCCTTCAACTGATCTGCTGTGGCTTCCTGTTGAGCAGCAAAGGCTTGTTCTGCTGACCTGTTAGCTATTAAAGAAGATTGATATGTCTGTTCTGCTGCTGCCTGTGCTGCTGATCTTTGTGCAAGGGCTGTAGCAGCATTAAGACCTAAAGATAACGCAAAAAGTCCTGATGTCGCACCACCTAATCCTCCTATAGCTGGAAACGCTGCAACACACATCTATGAGATCCTCAAAAATTCGTAGAATGGTTTACCTTGTATTCCATATCTTTCGTGGTAATTAATAAAGGTAAAACCAAGAGACTTTAACCACTTGATAGCAGAATCATTCTCTGCATATACAAAATTATATAAGACTTTGTATTTTTTCAACAGGCTTTCGACCCATTTACGTCCTTTTCTTATTAGTTGTATCCTATATTTTTTATTTGCAAACAATTTATCTGTGGCAACCATCCATATAATGCCATCAGAAACTACCCCACAAAGCCCTATAGGTTGATCATAGTCATCAGCTATTGCCATGTTTACCTGACTACAGATATAAGTAAATTGAAGGGCTTGCAGGGGTTCCTGTCCTGTTTGATAAAAAGCTTCTATCTTATCTATTTCTCTTAAATTAGCTGCTACATATCTAAGATCTTTTAGATTAGCCTTTCTTAAATGTCCCATTACACTCTCCTACTTCTTATATGGAACATAGCTTCATATTCAGCACTTGATAACTGTGTAGGCAAAAACGTGTCATTTTTTACATCTATATTCACTCTATCTGCTCTTGACATTATTGGCACTCTAAAAGTACCTGTCTCTAAATTTATCTGACCGATGGCAGCAGAAGCTGCACCGAGTAAACGACCAGTGAATTTATGAGTGGATGTATCTCTGTTTTCAGGGGTGACCTCTACCTGAAAGAAACCAGTATCTTCAAACTTGATGTAGAAATGATGCAGTTGTAACCTGCCACTTACTATCTCACCTGAATTATTAGCACCACCTTCTGTAAGTCTCTGTTGACTGAATCTATAGTGCATCAGGTATGGTTCACCAATAATAAATTTACTATTTCTAAAATCACCATTAGCTGTAATTGTTGATGTGGAACCATTACTTGTATTTGTTGTTTGAACAGCCTGTCCTGGTTTTAAAGCAACTGTAGTGCCTTGTGTATTTACAAAGGTACTTGTCTCTCCATTTGCAAGATAACGACCCACTACAGACATATCTGCATTTAATCTATAAGGCAAGGTAAACGTAGTTACATCAGTAGAAGAGTTATAGGCAACAGATACACCACTGGTTGCTTCTGTAACCTTGTGATCTAAATGAAATTCAAACTCTGCGTTGGGTTCTTTAAATTCTGCTTCAAATGGTATCTTTTCTAAACTTGTACCATTAGCTTCTTCTACCACCATAAATAAATCAGTACCAATAAAATCTATATTCTTTATCGACTTAGCAGAATTAAAAGTAAAAGTAGACCAGCTATTTAATATCTTCTGAAAGTTATCACCATACAACCATCTGTTTACATATAGCTTATTAGGATTATCTGTGCCTAATAAAACTAAAATATCTTCATTAGTAGAAACAGCTAGTTTAAAGATATTACTTGGTATCAGTCTTGGTACATGAATAGTGATATTACTGGCTTCTTTTATAGCTATATTTTCCTGTGTTATATATTCTCTTACACCAGCAAAAGATCCTTTATTTGTAAGGTAGTAGATAGAAGAACCGGAACCTACAGGTTGTGCAGCATCACTTGATTCAAATTCTGTTGCTACAACCACGTTAGCTGTTTTAGGTGTTAACGCATCAGATGATGATGTCAGTACAAATTGTGTTTGATCTGAAAACAAAACTAATTGTTCACCCATAGTCACTGCGTGTTTAAGAATAGCAACCTTGGTATGAGATGCACCAACATCTATAGGATCAGAATCTATAACAGATAAGACAGTTTCTGGAAAGAAGTTAAAAAACTCTGAAACCCTTGTCAACACTACATTATCATCAGTTAAGAAACCTAATCTGTTTCTAAAGAAAAAGACGTTATTGATCTTATTACCGACAAAAGAAGGGTTAGGTGCTGAATCTAAATCACCAACAGTTCTTTCTCCCCATTTAGGTAATGTATAAGTTACACCTGATAATGTGTATGAATCACCATCGACTCTTGCAAATCTAAAATTACCATCAGCTTGTCTAATTAAAACATGAGGCATAGTGTCGTAATTAAATTTAAAATTAATACCAGGCATAACAGTTTCTTCCCACTGCCCTTCTTCAAATGTGCCACCATTATTAGTAACAAATTTCACAAAGTAATTATCAAAGTTAGTAGCCTCATCACCTTTTATCTCAACTACATAACCATTAGGTGAAACAGTAGGCAGGTCAGTAAATCTCTGTACTGAATCTTTGACCACTGTTAGTTGTGTATTACCTTGTGAATCACTGCCATCAATAGAAAAATTACTACCATCATTTTTCTTTATATGAATAACAGGACCATTACGAGCTATAGTAAATCCTGACAGTCCAGAATTAAGACCAGCAACAAGATCAGATGCTACCTGTGTAGTACTAAGTGTAGAGTCTGAGGTGGTGTCATCAGTAACAGTCACACCATCTACAGTGATTGAATATGTGGTCTTATCTGAGACTTGATTTATAAATACAACAGCTTGTGTAATATCTCCTGGACTGAGGGCAGAATCCATCGTTGTTGTGATGCTTGTATTAACAACAAAGGTGAAGTCAGCAATAGTTACAGTTTTAATTACATTTCTGGAATTGGATGTATTTAAATAACTTGTACCATCAGGTTTATTTACAGTAAGTTCTGTTCCATCTAATTCATATACCTTGACATTACCATTACTAAATATTGCCACATACCTTTCATTTATATCTCTATTAATAGTTTGTATATGAACATTACCTACAGTAGAAGAACTTAGACTTGTAATAAACTGTGAACCGGAACGCTTTACCAGACCCTGTACAGGACTGCTGTTAGCGTTGTCTTGTATATCTGCATGATCAGATTGTTTG